TGCAATGGGCCGAAATGTTCCGGGAAAAGATCCCGACGGGACTGCTGCACCAGGCCGAAGACCGGGCCGAGACGTCGCGGAAAGCGGCCGACGCATCCAGGGCAACCGAAGGAGTTATTGATGTTGGTGAACTTCCACTCCTTCCATACCAAAGGGCGGGAGTTGAGTATGCACTCTCTGCACGCAAATGTTTCATTGCTGACGACATGGGGTTGGGTAAGACACTTCAGGCGATTGCTGTAATAGAGAAGGCGCAGGCATACCCCGCAGTTGTTGTGTGCCCTGCAAACCTTGTACTGAACTGGCGTAACGAATACACCAAGTGGTTGCCGACAAGAACTGTTGCTGTAGTTACTAATAGAAAAGACTTCCCCACCGAAGCAGTTGATGTGATTGTTGTTGGTTACTCAAACCTGGCCCACTGGGCAAAACAACTTGCTGGTAAAGAAACGTATGTTTTTGATGAATCTCATTACATAAAAACACCGACCGCGCAGCGCACTAAAGCAGCGATCAAGATCGCCCGGGGAGTCCCGCAAACCGGTTACGTGCTCTGTCTTACCGGAACTCCGATCACAAACAGGCCGAGCGAATATGCCGCGCAGCTCGATGTAATGGGGAGATTGAATGATTTTGGTGGCCAATGGGGTTTTTACCGAAGGTATTGCAATGCGTTTCGTGACAGATTTGGTCAATGGAACATTTCTGGTAACTCCCACATGGATGAACTGAATGAACGTCTCAGAAGTATTTGTTACATTCGCAGAACAAAAGAACAAGTCCTCAAGGATTTACCACCCGTGCGTCATGTCCCCTTAGTTGTTGCTGGAACAGACGCAGGGATGAGGGAATATCGTAAGGCTGAAGCAGACATTGTTGCTTACCTCGTGGAGAGAGCGAAGGCGATTGCTGAAGAACTGGGCAAGTCACCGAACTCGGCCGCCGTGATTGCACGCATAAAAGCAGAATCAAACCAAGCGCTTGTGGAAATGAGTGTCCTCAGACGGTTGGCTGCTAAAGCGAAAATGGATGCAGTTATTGAGCTGATCGAGCAGCACCTGGACGCGGACAAAAAGGTTGTGATCGCGGCGCATCACCGGGATATTGTGTCGGGACTCGCAGAGAGATTTGGCGGCTTACGTATCCAGGGCGGCATGGAGATCGAGGAAGTTGAGGAACATAAACGCCGGTTCCAGGAGGAATCGTGCGAAGAAGCTCCAGTTATTGTTCTTTCCATCCAAGCAGCTAAAACTGGGCACACTCTGACAGCAGCGCAAGACGTTGTGTTTGTTGAGCTTCCCTGGACACCCGCAGATATTGATCAGACATACAGCAGATGTCATAGACTCGGCCAAAAAGGGAGCGTAAGTGTTACTTATTTGTTGTGCGAAGGAACGATTGACGAAACCATGTACGATCTGATTGCCCGGAAACGCGGCGTTGTGAACGCGGCAACCGACGGCAGTAGTCCCGTGATCGAGTCCGTCGGCCAGTCGTTGATCGAGTTATTTGCGCAACGTGGCCTGGGTGAATTAAGTTGATTTCGCCGGCTTCAAACCCTCATATCGGCCCTGCCTTATAAGCAGTAGAAACCGTAGCGGTGACAGGTGGGTTCAACTCCCACTGGGGGTACAAAACACATTCGCCCTCATAGCTCAGTTGGTTAGAGCATCGGACTCATAATCCGCGGGTCGCAGGTTCAAGTCCTGCTGAGGGCACAATTAATGGAAAAGTTTACTGAAACCCCCTTTTTGGGGTGAATATCTAACAATTTGTCAATAGTTATAACCCTTATCAGTAAAGGGTTACAGCACATATACACGGACTGGTGTGTATTCCGAATACACCAAACACCCCCCGATGCTAAACTTTATAGACACACCTAATACACCTAGAAAACACTTTGACCTACTCCTTTCGGCAAAGTGTTCATATCCGCCGAGCAAGGGAGAAAAAATGAAACACAAAACACTTACGGTTATTTCTTTATCTTTAGCCGCCTTGCTGCTGCAGCCGGCGATCGGATCCAAAGCCGAAGAAGTCCCGCCATCTACAACTATTAACGTATCAACCAACGTTGCCGTGCAAAACAAAGTGCACATAATGACAACAAACAGCATGCATCCAGAACTTGCTGCTCAACTGAAAACCCGCAAAGCTGGGTCAGTCAGATTCTGGGAAGCAGTTTCATGGTGTGAAACTAACCACAAATGGAATGACGGTGGTTACTTTTCTGGTGGACTAGGAATGGCCCAATCAGTTTGGGAAGGATACGGCGGTCGTCAGTTTGCTTCTCGCCCATCCAAAGCAACCAAGGAAGAACAAATCATTGTTGCTAACCGCATGGCTTTCTTTGGTTTTCAAACCAAGAACATATTCAGAACCCTTGATGACAAACTGAACAATAAGCCTTTCTTTCGTCCTGCTATCGGATGGCGTAGTTCAAGTAACTGGGGCAAGCAATGTGCGAACTGGAAAACACGCAAACCAGCACGAGATAGATACACCGAGGCAGGAATGGTTGAGTGGCTCAAGACCCGACCAGGATACAAAGCTACTTCGGGCAAGGTTTCCTCTCAAAGTATAAGCAGTACGCAAGTAAAAAGTTGCCCTCAATGGGAAGCGAAACTGAAAGCGCAGGGGCTTGTACCCGTAAAGAAGTTCTCTTACATTATGTGGAGAGAAAGTCGTTGCCTAGAAAAGATTGTTTCTAAACCGAACTCTAACGGAACAAGAGATTACGGACTACTACAAATTAACTCGTCGTGGAGAACAGTGACTAGGAAAGTATGCGGAGGAACAAACCTCAATGTTCTTCTTAACTCCAAGTGCAACCTCAAGGTAGCCAAGTATCTTTTTGATAACGGCGGGATGAATCACTGGTCTGCTACTTCAGGTCATTCCTGACCTTAGACGCTATTCGTTCTGATAAAGTTATCCGTAATTAGTTAAACTTAACGGAAGATCAAACATGGCTCACGAGTTAGAAATTAACGCAGACGGAACAGCAAGGTTCGCATATGCGGATCGTGAGATTCCTTGGCACCGTTTGGGCACACCTATGAAGGGTTTACAAACTCTTGATGCGATGCTTGAAGCAGCTCAAGCGAACTATTCTGTAAACCTTACAAAGATTGCTGTCATCAATGATGACGGAACACTTCTTCTTGACGCCAAGGGCAACCCAATCATTATTGAAGATAGTCGTGCAACGATACGAGACAACAAAGATGGAACCTATCGGTCGCTGGCTACTGTTGGAACTAGATACGAAGTGCGTCAAAACGAAGAAGTTATGGAACGCGCACTTGCTGTTATTGGTGCGTCAAGAGGTGAAGCAATCCTTGACACTTGCGGAGTATTGAAAGATGGAGCGAGGTTCTTTGCGACAATAGACCTCGGGTCTTTAGTTATTGACCCAATGGGTGTTGCCGACAAGATTGGAAGATACTTAGTCATCTCTACCGGTCATGATGGTGTGTGGCCTATTCGTTATGCGAACACGGATATTCGTGCAGTATGTAATAACACCGTTATCTTGGGTTTACAGAAAGCGGAGAGGGTATTCACTGCTCGTCACACCCGTAATGTTGACGCATCTCTAGAGGATGCACGCACGGCATTGAATGTTTCTATTGATTGGGCTACTGGGTTTAAAGCAGAAGCCGAGCGTATGTTGACCATTCCTGTTCCTTTGTCATCCAAGTCTCTTGACAGAGTTATTGATGCAGCTTTCCCACCAATGAAAAACGAAACAGATAGACAGCGACGCAACCGTCAAGACATTAACGGTGTTATCAGGAGTCTCTATGTAGGCAAAAGAAACGCCGGAGAGTACGGCTTCAATGGGTGGAGCGCTTACAACGCTGTAGGAGAATACCTAGACCATCACCGAGATAACGATAAAGCATCAATGGCAATCGCATCAATGGATGACACCTCGTGGGTTACAAGAAAGAAACTTGCTACACAAAAAGCAGTTTTATCACTCCTGTAGAGGTGTATCATTTAGTCACGGAGGATATGTATGCGTGACGATGATGATGATTTTTACGAAGAAGACGAGTACTACGTAGTAGGGCCGTTAGACCTTCCACTTATTGATCCAATTAATGCTAAAACCATTAGTCAATTCTTTATTGAGAGCGATAGAGAAGAACGAAAGATGATGTATGCCGTCAAGAACTTTGTTGACGACATGGATGACAGATACGCAGACAATGCACTCAATGGAATAATCAATTACATCCAACACAAAAAAGGTTGGGCGACTGAACTCATATTTGAGAGAGCAGAAGTTGACGAAGTATTGTTTAAGAGATATGACATATACGACGAATATGCATGGGAGAAGATTTTAGATAGCCATGCAATGTATTTGTTCAGAGAACGTATTTTTAAATTGAGTCGTATTTATCTAGATAATGCTGTTCATGAGGTGCTGGCGATGGAACAATCACGCACGTTTCCAAAGGGTGACCTTCAAGACTGACATGCTCAACGCTGTTGGGATCATAAAACGCCCCACACGCATCGCACTTTACTAAGTCTTTACGGTGAGCCATCCTAGTTACCCGTAGTCAATACAAGTTTGGCGGTCATAGAGCCATCATCGTTGACTTCAGTGACCTCAATACCTAGCGCTTGAATCACAGTATCGGCCAAGGCTCTGAAGTCGTCTAGTACCTCACCCTCACCATCGCCCTTTTCGTCATCTGTCAATAAACCCAGGAACTCGTTGACTAGATGCTTATGGACTGCAAGTCGTGCCTCATATGTATTCATATTTACCATGTTGACATTTGTATCACATGACGCTATTATCTATCAGGAACACACCCGTGTTCAATACCGAGGAGAAACCTTAAATATGTCAGCATCACCCGTAACACTCGTGGGAAACCTCACTAGTGATCCCGAATTGAAGTACCTGCCTAACGGACAAGGAAAACTTGAATTTGGCATCGCAGTCAATCATTATTGGACAGACACCAATGACGAAAAGCAAGAACGCACCAGTTTCTTCAACATCATTGTTTGGCGTCAAGCAGCAGAAGATGCAGCAGCAATCCTTGAAAAAGGTCTTCGCGTCATTGTTAATGGCCGCCTTGAGCAGAACTCCTGGGAAGACAAAGATTCTGGAGAGAAGAAGTCCCGTATTCAGCTCGTAGCAGACAACGTTGGTGTTGTTGTTTCCGGAATTGAAAGCATTGAGCGCAAGCAGCGTTCGGCCGATGGAGCAAAGTCCGCATCTGGACAGAAGCCACAACCGAAGAAGCCACAGCCGAAGAAGGTAACGCAAGAGATCACAGAAGAAGATGAACCCTTCTAAATAATTCTAGGGGGCTTTGCTGCCACCAAGAAATAGAAAAACCCCCTGACAGTCTGGCGATTGTCGGGGGGTTTTCCTTTTGTGTTTAATCAAGGGAGCCAATAGGGGGGCATTTGCTCAACCTTGCCTAAATCACACCTTGTCTGCTAGTTCAGAATAATCTTCTTTATCTAGTAGATGAATAATGCTTTTAGGATTGTTGAGCGCATCTTCAATAATGTCCGTTGCGCGGGTGGCTTCATAAATCATGAAACTATCTTCATACATCTCGTCTTTGCCTAAAACATTGACCGAGCATCCATCAATCGCCCACTCTGCACGGACATGATGATGACCGCAAACATGAAGGAAAGGTTTTACCTTTTTATTCAAGTCTTCAATCAAGAGTCGTTGCCCAACAGATATTGCGATGTCGTCTTTGTATGACAAGTCATAACCGAACGGCGCTTCGTGAGTAATCAAGATATCTACTTCCTCATCGGAAACAGAATCAAGATGCTCAGGGTCAATCATTTCTTGATCCCAATAGGAAATTCCTAATTCCCTTTCTTCCCAGTCAACTGACCACGCACCACCGTAACCCATCATCTTCCAACCGTTAATCTCAAAACGACATCCACGAGGAATCCACTTGACCCATTCGTTTGGTGTTTCAATAGGTTTGTCACTTCCGT